AGTGGATGTGTCGAAAAACCTAAATCAAAAGGAGGGCAATTTTCATTTCTTACTGATTTCTTCAGTAAAAGTGGAATTGTTATGCCTGAAAATTTTCTTGATTTCCAAGGTGGTGAAATAGGATCTCTCCTTTTCCACACGGGAACTTCTCTCTTTAAGCAAGGCTATCCAAATATGTATAAGGGTAATCTTGCGAAAATAAGAGAAAATGGTAAAATAAGGATATTAATATCCCAGAGTTTCTGGTTATTAATGGTCTGTCAGCCTTTTGCCCATTTATTAATAGAAATATTAAAAAATGAGAAAGCCCTAAGAGGAGGTTTTACAGCCTCTAGATTAGGTTACAAGGCTTTATATGATGTAATTCATTTTGATCCAGTAATGGGAGAACCATTATTTGACGAATGTGTTACAATATTTAATTATGATTGGGTAACAGCAACTGATACCCCATCTTTTGAGTGCGGTAGATTACTATTGTATAAAACATTAGTAAAGCTTGGGCTCAAAGATTATTATTTGAATATGCTTTTAGATCTTGTGTTACAAGAAACTAAAGTATATGAAAATAAAAACTATATTTTTACAATGGTTAATGGATGGCCTATGGGTCGCCCAATTACCAAATATTTATTATCCATTATTCATATTATTTGCAGAGAATATCCAAATAGTAAAGTTAGTGGATTACATGTTATTGTCCATGGGAACGGTGATGATGGATTCGTCATCATCGGTCACAGGAAAGATCAAAAGGAATTAGCAATTTCTTATATTAATGAATATAAGAAATGTGCTGAAATCCTTGGTTTTGAATTTTCCAACGAAGATACATTCGTCACTGATGACTGGTGTACCTTTTGCGGAGAAATTTTTATGTTTCCTTTAAATCGTTTCTTTGTTTTATCAAACGCTGAAAGAATTAAAGATAAAAACTATTCGCCGTATTTAGATATAACACCAATTAAAGTGTTGATCGATACGGTTAAAGATCGGAAAGATTTTTCTACTGATATCAGTGGAAAAATAACCGTTTTAGGATCTAATTTGGGATATACTTCAAGGCATAAACCAAATAGTGGTCCAATAAATGACAATATTTATAATTTGATGACTATACAATCATCAATTCAAGATATATGTCTAAATGTAAAGAAATACAACATTCCCTTGTACCTTCCCAAAAATATATATGGGGTAGGCAAGGTCCCTTCCTGGGATCCCAAATGTTGGCTTAATGGTATTAAAAGTCTTAAAAGAAATTCTCAAAGAATTATCTTTAGGACTATGAGAGAACTTTTAAACAAAGATGAACCTTTGTTAATAAACCATAGAGGTTTACTAACAGAAAGTATTCATTTTAATGATGATACTATACTTACGGTGCATATGTTGCCGGAAGATAGTAAATTCAACGAATTTATAATGGTAAAACGATCCGATTGGTGTAAATATCCATACGGGGTTTTACAAAAATTAATAAATATTGGAGAATTAACGACTGAGCGTGAAATCTCTAAATATTATATGTTATATGAAAGATTCAAATTAGGACAACCCGTTAGGGAAAACCTGTTTGATGTCCTAAAAAGAACTGTGATTACCTTGCCCGATTACTCTCCTGAAGAGGAAGAGTTAACTGTTAAGGAATTTTCTTGTAAATTTAGGAATATGGAATATCTACTAAATGGAGTACATTTAGAGAATTTATATTCTAAAGAATTAATACAAATCCTAGCCGATAAAGACCCTTTAAAGGTTAATATTGACTGGGATTTTGTTAAGGAAATTAAAAGTGACCGTTTCACAGATCACTATCATTTGAGAAATGATCGTGATCTTGCAGAATGGTTTTATGAAAATAGTGCATCAATAAATAATGGATATGATTATCCGTTACCACCTGATAAAACTATCTCTAGTGATGAGATTATTGAACTTGAAGTTCATAGATCTCAAGAACTTGTTATCATAATTGTAACAAATGATAAAGCTCTCCATCGAAAGCTTCATAATTTGTTTGAAAACAAAATATTAATCAGAATCAACACCGAAACTTGGATAAATTTCGAGGCTGATGAAGAAAAAGCTATTAGTGCCTTTATTAATTATTTTCCTAGTACTAAAGGAAGTATTAAGATAATAATTGATGAAGGTTCTTATAATACAATATTGAACAATCTTGGAGTACCTAAATCAGGTCCTCCAAAATGGAACGATAGTTTTAAAAGAGGGGATGTGATATATCAAGAAGATTTACTTTTTGATATGCCACCTCCATTAACTTTTGAAGATCAAAACTTGTTTAAAGAGTTATTTTTATTTTTTAAACAGGATTTTGAAAAACTTAGAATGACTAATAATCATTCAGAGAATTCTTCTTTAATTAAAGGTTTGGATGGATTGTCTTTTAAGACCCCATCCAGATTTGAAGGTATCTAAAAACCGGCGTTAGCCGTTTTAAATCTTATTCTTACGATTCGACATTTCTAACGATTTGTCTTATGTAAGACTAAAATCTAAG